TGCTTTACAGCGCCAACATATATTTTTTTTGTTACTTCATCAAATTGTGCCACTTCTTCACTCATTTGTGATTTCATGTATTGGGCATCCGTGACAATATAATCTTCTGCCAACGTTATTTTTGATTGCACCCATTCAGGTAAATTGGTGTCATCTTCCAGCATATCATGAAGCATGTTGGCATTATACACAATGCTGCGAAGTTGACTTTTTGCCATGTCACCTTCGTAATCATATTCTCCTTGATCTTCTTCTTTTGCCTCGCCCATGGCAACAGATGCAACTGCACCAGACAAATCTTCAACACCATACCTCATGGGCTTCTTGCGAAATGATGTGAACGGTTTTCCTGATTTTCTTGATGCAACAGTGGTAGTAAATTCACGATTGCCTTTCGAGGAAGATTGATTGATCACATTTTCTGGATTGGCAACTGTAGTGAAATTGGGAGTATCGGAAATATCACTAGTATGTGGTCCATCATCTTCTGGAATATCTCCAATAGCATCCTTCACTAGATTGTCCATATCCATTTCTTTATACTTAGGATATTCAACAGAAGATCCCTGAGTTGGATAATGACTTTCTACAATGTTTCTGATATCTTTAAATGTTTTCACATCAATCTCCGTGATACGTACCAGGTTTTGCTTTGTTGTAACTTGCTGCTGCTGCATTATTATATGCAGTGTCTAATTTAGATTTGTATTTTTTAGTAAGAGACGCATTTGCATTACTAATGCCCTTTACTTGTTTTTTAGCTGTGGAATCTCCTTTACGAGCTGCATCAAGTTGTCCTGGCTTTGCCCGTTTACTAATATACGAACGTAAAGTGTTTGCATCCAATTCCTGCAAGTTCACATCTTCCTTGACGCGCTTTCTTGCAAATATTTTAGTTTCCGTGTCGCTCAATTTGCCGAACACCTTTCCACGAATGATGCTTCGGACGGGAGCTTTCTTTGGTGCATAGTTATCAATGCCTTTCTTGATGCTATCAACTTCATCTGTTCGCTGGCGGTCAACACGCCGTTGTGACCCACGATCTAATGCGCCATATTTATTTGCAGCACCTTTTGCATCAGCATAGGCGTTCTTCTTCATCTTGTTTTCAGCATTGCCTTCTTCTAGTTCCACTTCTTCCTTCTTCATCTTCATGAAGTTCTTGGCAAACTTTGGCTTTCTGGCGGCATCATATTCCTTCTTGGCATCTGCCATGGTGGCGGCATGTGCCTTTTTCATTTCCGCGGACTTCTTGGCGGCATAAGGATCTGAATAGGCTTCGTGTGCCACTTCTTCCTTACGAGTAGTAGACATGCCTAGGTCTTTTTTCAAATAATTGATAGAAGCTCTCGTGACCCCGCGTTTACGCTTCATTGCAGGTTTACTTGTTATCCCATGTTTTTGTTCTAAACCTGCAATTTGAGGACCTGCTTTTTTGATATAAGTTGAAAGAGCTTGTTTTGATAGTTCATCAACTTGTTCCACTTCTTCTTTATTTAATGCTTGCTTAATACCTTTAACAGCATTGGCTTGTTTTTTACCTGAGAGAAGATTGTAATTTTTTGAAGAACCATACATCATTGATGATAGTTGTGAACCTCTTTTTGCCACGTAACTATCTTTGGTCTTTTGTGAAATTTCATCAAGGTCTTCCACATCTTCCTTCACACCTTTCTTCTTACGAAGCAACTTGAAGTCATGAGCATCTACTTTGCCATTCTTGTTGGCATCAATCTTATGTTGATTGCCCTTCAATGCCTCATCAACTTCTTCTGCTTCACAATCAGCACATTCATTGGTGTTGAACATGTCTTGTGCCACTTCAATTTTAACGTTGCTCAACAACTCGTTAATTTTATGTTGCATAAGTGCATCGAACGCATTTTCTGCTTCAATGTTCTCATCAGCATGTATATGATCAAGCAAGTTTTCAATATTTTCTGTAAGGTTATCCATGGAATCTTCCTCTTTAAGAGATGGTACTGGTGTAAGTTTCGCAGCATGTATTGTAACAGGGTATGATGCATCTCCTGTCCCTTGAACATTTACATGACCTGCAAGAGATGCATTACTGTTTTTAGAATCATGCCGATGAATGATTTTACCCTTCATCGTTTTACCTTTATGTTTAAAGGAGACTACATCTCCAATTTTAACTTCATGTATTTCCATTGTTCTTTACCGGTGGTTCTGGTTTTGGAACGGGAGTTCCCCGAGGCAAAATATTTCCTGGTTGATTTGGATCTTCAATGGGTTCTGAATAATCCATACCTGATGATGCTTTTTCTTCGTTTTCTGTATCAATGTTTTCAATTTCTTCATCAGTAAATCTCATGACATGTTTCATGATGTAATTTTTACTGACATATTGTCCATCAAAAGGAACTAGTTGTGCCAACAATTCCACTCGACTACGAAGAAGTTCTTGATCTTTGCTTTCCGAGTAGTAGGCATCAGATGTGAAATGATATCGAATATCTTGAACCATTTCTTCCCAATCTTGTTCTGTGATGATGCCTTTCAAGATCAATTGTGTCTTGAGCAAATCATCAAACATCACAGAAAATTGCCGGCGAATTTTTGCAATAAATTTCGTGAACTTCAATTCATCACGACTAATTTCTGCTGCACGCCCAAAGTTTAATCCGCTTTGTTGTTGTAATCGTGACACGGGAACATACAATGATTCATACAATTTCCGTTGGAAATATTCAATGTCTGCAATTTCTCCAAGATTCTGCCCACCTGGCAGTGTTGTGATTTCCGTGCCCTTGCCACCTTCACGGCGCGGCAACCAGAAATCTTCCAACATGCTCATGGTTTTTTTATCGTCACGTATTTCACCAGTGGATGCATCATACACCAACTTGTTACGATAACGATTCATGATGTCTTTTAGATATTGTTCCGCCTTCAATTTTGGTAAATTGCCGACATCAATATAGAAAATTCGTCGTTCAGGTGCACGTGCCAACCGATAAATCACCAATGCGTTTTCCATCATTCGCAACTGATTGGCGGGCTTCATGGCTTTATGCAAGTAACTCAACACCATGTTGTTGTCTAAATCAAGCAATCCTGATGTGACATAACATATGGAGTCCTTGGCAATTTTCAATCCATTGGTGTTGGTACCAATTTTAATGGAAGTGGATGAGTAAATCCCTTTGTCACTGTAGATGAAAAATTCTTCCACCTTCTTGACAAATTCCACACCAGTTTTTATATCTTTTTCTTTGATGACATTTCGAATCTTTTTAATTTTTCGCGGATCAATGTATCGAATGTCCGTGATACCTTGTTTTGGTTTAGCAGTATCAATTACTTTATGAAAGTACAATCTGCCGTCCACATACCACCGACGAAAATAATCATGTGCTTTGGCATTGAACCGCATCATATCCATTAAATTTTTAAATTCTTCTTCAATGGTTTTTTTAATGGATGCGGGAACCTTGATGTTATCAAGATTCAACGTTACAGGTTGTTCATCATCAATGTTGGCAACTGCTTCATTGATGATGTCATCAATTGCAGCATCAACATCTGCCATCATGGAAATTTCACGATAGCGACGAATTAGTTCTGATTCATTTTTTGCTGCACCATCCAAGTCCAGGTAGGTACCATAGTACCCCCCGGCTCGGATCGTGTCTAACGCACCATCATCAGAAGGCGGCACAAAACTGGTTTCAGTTGGTGCCTGACCCTTCCGTTTGATACTGTATCCAAAAATATCCATAATATGTATTGCCTCGTTAATTGGTATTACGTAGGTGTCACATCAAAGTGTGAATATTGGAACACCACATTGAATTCTGAAATAACATCATTGGCAGAATATGCCAATGCAATTTCTGACACCGCCTGTGGGAATGCATTGAAAATCTTATACTTGCGAATTTCAGCATCATTGCGATCTAGCTGTGAAACTTCCATGTCGCACATGTAGGTTGCCGGTGCAAGTGAGCCACCGTTGTCTGCACGATTGTTCATGAGATTGCTCCAGGCTTCAAACGCCTTGCGCAACTTCATTGATGTGTCGTTCATAACTGTGATTGTCCACGGATCGAAAGTGCGTTCACCTGCAAACTTTACTTCACGTCCACGATATTGAACGATGGTGGGGTTGACATTGGACGCAGGGAGAGCTGCTGATGTTACAAGCAATGCTGTATCATCTGAAGCTACACCAATGGCAGCGGGCCAATTCAATGTCACGAGAAATTGATTTGGACGAGCGCCGCCTGCGCCTAACTTACTCTTAAATTGTGAAATGTTCATTGTTTTCTCCTAGAGGGTAATTAGATTAGGCGCCTACGATTT